TTGTGGATTTACCGCTATCATCACTTTCAACAGTCTGAACTAAAGTTGACCTCTTTTGTTTCATTACAAGTGATTTATCTAATAGTTGAACAGCCATTATTCATAACTCTTATTTTTTGTCCAAGATGGGATTGCTGTACCCTCAGTAGTTAATGTTCCGTGATTACCATTTCCAGATAAATCTTCAGCACGAGTTCCAGTACCTTCATTTAATCTCCAATATCCTACAAGATTACTATTGGTTCTATGGTCATACCCAAATCCAGCATTATATACTGCGTTAGCAAAAGTGCCATCTTCATCTTTTTCTACATTATAAATAGCTACTTCACTAAGACTACAAGCCCAACCTTGATTGTATGGAGTAACAAGGTCTTGAAAAGCTGCACGAGCTCCAAAGTAAAGATTACTTGCCGCATTAACGGTATCAGTCCAATTTGGTTGCCAATTTGCAGTTCCCATACCATTCTCATTTCCAGTACCACTATCGGCACCATCTTTATAAATTTCTTTTCCATTTATCCATATCCGAACATGCCTATCACCACTAATATCAGTATGGTCATCACCACCATATGTTACCATCCAATGATACCAATTACCTACTTCCATTCCGTGGCCACCTTCAACACCATCATTATGTGTGTTATCATCCTTAGTGCCTGCACCGATACCCACATGGACATCAGTAGCAGATTTAAGACCAAATTCAAATCTTCCATCAGTTTCTGGTCTTCTACCTAAAGCTCTTAGATATCCACCAATTTCAGCTGGTTTAACCCAATAAGAAACAGTAAATCCGTAATTAAGTCCAGTTCCTGTACCATCATAATTATCAGGATTAAATGTAGTTGATACATAATCGTTTGCACCACCATCACCAGCAAATGTTAATATATAATTTTTATCAACTGCATCTCCACCTCTTGTTCTTTTTCTATTTATAAAACCTATGGCTCTATCTATTAAAACATTAGTATCTTCAAATACTCTTTTGGCTAAACTTTCATTTATTTGAAACAAATATTTATTTTCTGATATTTTCAACCAATTACCCCAATTTAATCTTGTATTACCTTGTTTTTCTCTCGAAACGGATATTAACAACGGGATTAACTCTGTACTATCTACATAACTCATTGTTTTTATTTTATCTTCATATATTTGTTTTGCCGTTGAATGGACTTTATCTTCCATCCATTTAGATTTATTTAAGTTATCTAAAAGAACAGCTTTATCTTTTTTTAAGGTTGCAATCTCATTTGCCAATTCAGAAGTTTCTATTTTAAAATTTTCAATAATTCTTTGTTTTTCATCTAACTGCTCTTGATGTTGAACTTTTATAGATTTTATATCCCCCATATCATTAAACTGAGCATTTAATTTTTCATGGATTTTTTCTTTGTTATCTGCGTCTTTTTTATATGTAAATCTAGTACTTAATTTTTCGTGGATTTTTTCTTTATTATCGGCTTCTTTTGTAACTCCAGAATATCCGAATCTCTCTCTTAATAACTCTAAACTCATTATCTTGATCTCTCTTCAATTTGTAAACTTGACAACCTACTTCTATGAGCAGTTGCCTTTATGGCATGATTAAAATTAGGATGTCCACCAAATAATTGTGGTTCTGTCACTCCATTAATTTCCCAATAAAAATCATTCCAATCACACACATCACCTGTTTCAGGATAAAAATTCAAACTACCACTTGCTAAATTATTTCTCTGAAACATTAAATCAATTGATGAATTCACATCAGTGCCAACTTCATTCCATTGTTCTGTTTCTGGTGGATTAAATCTAATCAAACAATTAACCCTAAAACCAACATTAAAATATTTTGTAGTGGATTCTCCATACAAATTATCTTTCGTATGTTCAGTATTAATTTTATAAATATCAACTGTCTGGCCAACTACTTCATCTATCAACTCCTCGTTCATAGAATTAATTAAGTTTACCTCTTTACTCGATATAAAAAATGGTCTTGTAGCAGACATTTTGCTATCCTATATAAATGGGTAATGGTGCTTTTGCCAATACTTCTTGTTGAGCATTTGCCTCTTCTGCCTCAGCTTTTAATTTTTCAGTTAAACTTACTGATTCTAAAAATTCTTTTATCTCTTCTAATAATTGAGTTTTTTCTTCACGGCCTTCTGTTTTCAACCCTTCACCGTCAAGCGTTACCTCACCATCAGGAATAGGCATAGCGCTATACTTACTTCGTATAATACCCAATAGTTCTTTTGCTAAAGCAGCAGTAAATTTCCTAATCCATTGTCTACCTGGTTGATTTATTGAACTATAAGTTATAAATTTATATGGAACATTAGATGGATCTGAAATTCCCCCTTGCATTGAACCACTTACATTATTGGTATTTATTAAATCTTTTTTTACATAATAGTCAAACCATATTTTTTCACCGCTATCTGCGGATAATGGTTTTGGAAAAATTCTCAAATTATTATTATGAATCTCAAATGAATAGGCACTTTTCCTAACTAAATCAGATGTTTCGATTGCATTAGCTCGGGCTAAATCATAACTGATTGGTTTCAATATAAATGAAATAGCTGGTGATACATTACCAAATCCAAAAGCATCTAATAATTGTCTTTGGTCAAATGAACCAGCATATGGATCATAAAATCTTGTAACTGAAGATGGCATATGATTAAATACACGTTGTACTTCTATTCTATTGTAACTTTCACTAACATCAGCCCAAAGAGTTTGTAAATCATAATCTTGTTTTGAACCAGATAATGTTATATATCCTTTCTTCAAATCAACATTACCACCTATATTAACAGCTTGACCATATTTCTCTGATAACGTTATAGAAGGACCTCTGGTAGGTACTACTGGATTCAAAGAACCAGTACTTAATGAACCTGATATTCTTTGTCTTTCACCATATTGTTCCCACATCCAATTCTTAATATTGTAATTATTGATATGAGATGAATATTCACTTATTGATTCTTCAAAACATGCATAAATTGAACCACTTGGTATTTCTAATTGTAATACAGGAAATCCAAGTCGTTTAGCAACCCATTTCGTTACTGAAATTATATCAGTTTTAAAGGTAGAATCACTATCATAAGTTCCATAGGGTGTCTGACCACTTATAAGTGTTGAACCGGATGGGTCTTGATAAACATAATCTAATTTTGGCATTTATAATTCTCCTACCTATAAATATACCAATAATAAAAACAAAAAGGGGATAGAATTAACTATCCCCTTTTAGATACTAAGCCTATCTAAGTTATATTAGATTAAATCCAAAGATTTAACTTTAATATTACCATAGAATTCCGGCCTAATCATTTTCTTAGCGTAACGTGTCATCACACCTTTACGTGGAGTAAAATCACTTGGATCATACACCAACGGAGTTGTGATAAGCGGTACGTAAGGACTGTATACAGCACCAGTTTCTAAGAAGTTCGTACCACGGAATCCAACAAGGATGTTGTTTTCAGTCATATACGGGTTTTTATAAACCGTATAACGACCAGCAACTTGTCCTATCTTGGAAACACCCATTGAAAACTGCTGTTGAGCAGCATCGGCGTCACCAGGTGAACTATTGTAGCCAGGTAATGATTCAAGAATCGTAGCGACCTTTGGCGAACAAACGACAAAGTTAGCGCCACCACGAAGTGTCAAACGATGAATTTCGTTAGACATTTTCTGAATCTTAGCAACTAGAGTCTGATACCATTCAAACCGAGTTCCGTAGAAAGTGACTGCGGTTGAAAATGAATTCGTACCCGCGTCATAATCTTCGCCAGCTTTAGCTGACCAGTAATCAGTTGTTACGGCATCACTGATTAACATATCAAGGATTTCCAAATCGATTTCCATCGAAATGTAATCACTCAACATACTTGTCAATTCAGCTTCAGCATCAACACTATGATAAGCATTAAGGTCTTGAGCTAACTCAGGTGACCATACAGCTTTCAACTTACGTGTCTTAGCAACAATTGGTAAAGACCGAAGTTCCAAATTGACTTCAGGAATACTCAACTGATCAGTTGTAGCATTACCAATACGATCTTCAAAGTCACCTCTGTTACCAGCAGTAGTTTCTTTCAAATACTTAACCGTATAAGATCCAGTTGCATTATTTCCAGTGGATGCAGATACAATCAATTGTACATTAGCACCAACAACTTTTGTAAATTGCGGTAAGACTTTTGCCTTCAGCGGAGCTGTACCAGCATCAGTAAAACTCCAAGCACGAACTGATTTTAAGTCAGGGTTAGTAAAACCACTTATAGCAGTTGTTACTTTCCAAAACGAATCAGCAGCATTCATAGACGCAGAGACTTCAGAATTGAAATCAATATCTTTATAAGATGCACTTTGAGGCGTTGCAAAAGTTGCGGGTATGCTTGATGCACTAATGGAATAGCCATAACGACCAGTTCCATAGAATCCAGTATCTTCTCCAAAAGGAGCAGTTGAACCAGATGGTGAATTAGGACCTTGATTGCCAAAGATATCATTACTACCTGCAGTACTTGAAAATTTACCAACGTTGGTTCCATACTTGAAATCCAAGTAGAAAACAAGGCCGGAAGGTAAATTCATCGGTTGAACAGAAACTAATTCCTGTGCAACTATGTTACCAAATACTCTACGTACCAAAGGAAGAGCAACTCCGGACCATTCTTCATCACCTACACCTGTACCGGCGTTAGGTGAAGTTTTAGAAGCCTCAGAAATAAGTTGACGAGCCTGGTTTTCTAGCAATACTGCCATACCAGAGCGTTGCCACTCATTATCCATACCTTCTAAAAGTCCAGATTTATTCCACTTTGCTACGAGTTTTTGTGATTCTTCTTTTTGCTTCCTCATAGGGGAAGGGTCGAGAAGTGTTTTCATATCACTCATTATCGTTCTCCAAAATTAATTGTGATTAATCATTTAAAATGCCAGCCAATTTCTTGAAACGGTTTGCCACCTGATCTTCTTCAGAAATAATTTTCTTCTTAGGGGCAGTTCCGCTAGATTTACGACTAGCAAATTCCTTAATTTCAGCTTTTTTAACTGAACCGCCGTCTTTGTAAGATTCTGCCAAAGTAGAATAAACCAACTTAATCTCACGAGTTGTTTGAGCTCTGTCAAACGTTTCAACGATTTTAAATTTCTGGTCATTACTTAGGGCAAATTCTCTAAATAAACGATTCGTGTATAAAAGTTTTGCATTAAGGATGTTAACTTCATGAAGCTTATCACGTAAAAATGTGACAGCTTCCTTATATTCTTTAAGCTCTGTTTGCAGATTTTCAACAGATTCGTGAACTTTACCTTTACCAGGATCTTCTTCATCACCAGCTGAAGCGGCTTTGACGCCAGTACCTTTACCGATACCAGAAGAAGTAGATTGTTCAGTTTTCACTTCATCATCATCATCATCTTTATCTTTATCATCATCTTCTTGTTCAGTTACGGTTTCTTCATTGGTATGAGCTTCACGGCCACCAGCTTTTTGCCTTTTCTCAGCTTTGGTTCCGGAATATTCGTCAAGTTCATCTTCATCTAAATCTTCAGATTCAGCAATTTCCTGTTCAAGTTCTTTGATTACAGCTTCTAAATCAAGTTCTTCAGATTCATCAACATCGACATCTTCTTCGAATTCATCTTCAGTTACGATTGGTGCATATTTTACACCATCGATTTCGATAATATCTTCTT